TGTGGCCTACGCCTGACGGCTCCCAGACCTATCAGTTTGTCTACTGGCGTATGCGTCGCGTGCAAGATGCCGGTAACGGTGTCAATGTGATGGACGTACCCTTCCGTTTTGTGCCCTGTATGGTGGCTGGATTGGCCTACTACATCGCTTTGAAAGTTCCCGGTGGTATGGACAGGTTGATGGTGTTGAAGCAGCAGTATGACGAGGCTTGGATGACGGCGGCGGACGAAGATCAGGAACGCGCTGCGTTACGTCTTGTGCCTAGGCAGATGTTTATTGGGGGCGGATAATGAGTAATCGGTTTGCCAGTGGCAAGAACTCGATTGCCATATGCGACCGGTGTGGCTTTGGGTACAAACTTACGTTGCTTAAAAAGCTTGTTGTCAAGACCAAAGTTTATGACTTGAAAGTGTGTCCTCAGTGCTGGGATCCAGATCAGCCACAGTTGCAGTTGGGTATGTACCCAGTGGACGACCCGCAAGGAATACGCGACCCGCGTCCTGACTTGAGTTATCAAGTTTCTGGCTTGTTGGCGGATGGTTTCAACGGCGGTGGTAGTCGGGTATTTCAGTGGGGCTGGAATCCAGTTGGTGGAGCAAGTGGGTTTGACACTCTTTTAACGCCAAATAACTTGGTGTTAGCGGTAGAAATTGGTACAGTAACGGTAGTTGTAACTTAGGAGTTCAAAATGCACAAAGCGGACATGAAGCAGGACAAAAAGATGATTGCTGGAGCCGTGCACAAGCACGAGAAAAAGCTTCATCCCGGCAAGCCTATGACAAAGCTAGCCAAAGGCGGCAAGACCAACGAGATGATGATGAGTATGGGCCGTAATATGGCTAAAGTTGCAAATCAGCGAGGCAAATAATGGCTAAATTCAGCATGAAACGAGACGGTAAAGAAGTTGGCGGCGCAAGCGTCTACGCAGAGCCACACACTATGGATGGTAAGGCAATGAAAATTTCCTCCACTCCCGGCGTTATGCCAAACCGCAGCAAAGCCGACACGGTCAATATGAGCGTTGGCAACATCAGCAAAGCTGCTGGTGACGAGCAAGTCAAAACCGACGGCATCAAAGTCCGTGGTACTGGCGCTGCAACTAAAGGTCTGATCGCAAGAGGCCCGATGGCATGACTTACACTGAGCTTGTAGCCGCAATACAAACCTATACGGAAAACAATTTTCCGACGATTACGCTTGCGGACTCGTCTACGGTTTCGTCTACGGCTCAGTTAAATCGGTTCATTAAGCAAGCGGAACAACGTATCTATAACACGATACAGTTTCCATCTATCCGCAAAAACGTAACGGGCACAGTTACAACCAACAATAAGTATCTTGCTTGCCCCGACGACTTTTTGTCCACATTTTCTTTGGCGGTAATAAACACAGACGGCAGCTATGAGTATTTGTTGAACAAAGATGTGAACTTCATTCGACAGGCATATCCCACGCCAACAGACACCGCTACTCCCAAGTATTACGCTTTGTTTGGCCCTGCTACAACAGTAGGGCCACCGTCTTTACCAACAAATGAGTTGAGCTTTATCCTTGGCCCAACACCTGATGCAACTTATAGCGTTGAGCTTCACTATTACTATTACCCTGAGTCAATTACTACAGCAGCAACGACTTGGCTGGTGACAACTTTGATACCGTGCTGTTGTATGGTTCTTTGATTGAGGCATACACCTTCATGAAGGGTGAGCCAGATTTGATTGCGTTGTATGACGGAAAATACAAAGAAGCTCTTGCACTGGCTCAACGTCTTGGTGATGGACTTGAGCGATCCGACGCATATCGCAGTGGTCAGTACCGTCAAGCGCCTTTGCCGCAGAATAATGGGGTGCGTTGATGGCATTCCAAGGCAACTTCTCCTGCAATGTCTTTAAGACTGGGTTGATGAACGGTACGTTCAACTTTACTTCGGGGACGTTCTATATTGCACTCTATACCAATGCAGCCACACTTGATGCCTCTACCACGGCTTATACGGCTACGGGCGAGGTTGTGGCTTCTGGGTACACGGCTGGTGGGCTGGCACTCACAATTGCCCAAACTCCCACGGTAGGCAACTCAGGCAACACCGCCTTTATTTCTTTTAACAACGCAGCGTGGACTTCGGCTCTTACTTCGCGTGGGGCGTTGATTTACCAAAACGGTGGTGGAAACCCAGCAGTATGCGTTCTGGACTTTGGCGCAGATAAGACAAGTGCTACAACATTCACGGTACAGTTCCCTGCTGTATCAAACACATCAGCAATCATAAGGATCGCATAATGCTAGTCACTACAACCAAAGGCGACATGGACGAATCTTTGCTTGAAAAGCGAGAGGGTACAGTCGATAATGACAATGAACTAACCTCATGGGTTGAGTATTGGTTNGANGGTGAGCTTGTTCACCGTTCTGCCCATGTGACCTTAAAGAAAATGCCAGTCTTTGGCGGCGGCGAAACAGCATCAATCGGATAAAGGAGAACTAAAGTGGCAAATACTCAATCGATGTGTACTTCTTTTATGAGCGAGCTTATGCTTGGTCAACACCAGCTTGGCACTTCAACCATCGTGTCCCGTGGTAGCTTGACCTCACCAACTACAGATACGCTTAAAGCGGCCTTGTTCCTTACATCGGCAACGATCAATGCGGCAACTACGGTTTACTCTGCTACTGGAGAAGTTTCCGGTACAGGCTATACCGCTGGCGGTGTGACGGTAACGAATGCAACGGCTCCGACTTCGACCAACAGTTCAGCAACTGCTGGTGTGGCGTTTTTTACGCCTTCAGCTTCGATTACCTATACAACGGTGACATTGACCACGGCGTTTGATACCGTGTTGCTGTACAACTTTACACAGTCTCTCAAGGCTATCAGTGTCCACACGTTTGGTTCACAGACCATTACGGCGGGTACTTTCACCTTGACAATGCCTGCAAACACAACATCAACCGCTTTGTTGCGCTTGGCTACCACCTAAGGGGTAGGTCATGTCTCTCGGCTGGGGCGACGGCACTTGGGGCGCAAACGGCTGGGGCGGCACTCTTGAAGCAACAGGGGATGAAGCAACAGGAGCCGTAGGGACAGTCTCGCCTGATCGTATTGTTGCACTGAGTGGGGTATTGGCTTCGGGAAGTGTTGGGGATGTTGTTGAGACAAACAGCCCAACAGAGGATGGAAATGTTGCAACTGGTGCGGTTGGAACAGTAACAACCTCCCTTGTAGTTGATTTGTTTGGTGTTTCAGCGGCTGGTGCAATTGGTACTGTTGTTCAAAGTAACGATTTTGCCCTGACAGGGAATTTGGCAAGTGGGNATGTAGGCACGGTTTCTAGGGGAGCTACTTTACTGGCCTTGACGGGAGTGGAAGCTTCTGGTTTTGTAGGGACGGTAACCCACGGCAAGGAAGTTGCGCTAACTGGGAATGCGGCGGTAGGGTCGGTTGGTACTGTTGTTCAAAGTGCAGCGGTTGATCTGACTGGTGTTGAAGCGCTGGGATTTACAAATGCGGTTGTTGTCCCGCTTCCAAGCAATCAGGCGGATGGTGCAGTTGGATCTGTATCTAGCGACAGAGAAATTGCTTTGACTGGTAACGCTTCCAGTGCTGCTGTAGGATCGGTTGTAATAGGTGCAAGAACATTTGGGATAACAGGGAATCAGGCGCAGGGATCGGTTGGTAGTGTTATTGCTGTTTATTGGAAAATAATAGATGACTCACAGACCCCAAACTGGCAAAATATCAGCAATCCGCAAACTCCCGTCTGGACGTTGATTAATGACACGCAAACCCCGAATTGGGAAGAAATTGAGGTAACAACATGACGACAGCATATACATCACTCTTAGGTCTGGCGCTACCCGTCACTGGGGAGTTGTCCGGCACATGGGGTGATACGGTCAACGATCAGATTACTGCGCTTTTGGATTCTGCCATTGCGGGCACAACCACTTTAAGCACTGACGCAGATGTCACACTGACAACAACTACCGGCGCAGCAAATACTTCACGACAGGCTGTCTTGTTGTGTTCTGGCGCAAGAACGGTTTTACGCACAATTACGGC